AGGTAAATATGTGGTCATGCAATTCCTGCCACTCAGATCCATGACTGTTAATTCCAACAGCACATTCCGAAATTTTGGGATTGAATTGCATAACTCGCAAAATTGGAAGAAAATATTTCCTAACCAAAAACGTGAGTGCAATTCCATTTCCATAGAATATACGACATTTAGGTTTAGAAAGAACTTCATCCTTTTTACAAGCTTTTGCAATAACATAAGCCCTCTCCCCTCTTTTATAACATTCAAGACAACGTTGGATTTCATCAGTAATGATTTCGTCCAACACTCTATTGTTTGGTAATTCAGGAGTGGGTTCAAGCTCAGTCACAAAGCGTCTTTTTGGACCAGACAATGGGTAACCAATAGATGTGTTAAGTTTTATAGAATCAATGAATTTGCATCCAGGGATTCCACAAAGATTTTGCACATCGTTGAGTGGTTTGGTGTTATTCCACAAATGATTGCGAAAAATGGGTAGCATATCAGACTTGTAATCCCTAACTGCCATAATTAGCAATTCAGGATCATAAGGTAATGCTGGAACGGCAAGATTTTCAAGACACGTTTGCCAACCGAAATATTGTGGCTCCTGCACAGGAGGTCCATAAATATTACAATTGCCAGTAACGTCAACAACATGTTCACTAATAGGTGTGACTTTAACATCACTCCTAAAAGTGGACATACCAGGACAACTGCCATAATACTCAACTTGCGAGTCTTCAGGCATATAGTTCAATGGGGATTTCGGATGCAATTTGGAACCAGTGATAAGATTAACACCAAGGACTTGCGCTTCAAATTTCTCTGCGCTCCCAGAAATGATAACGCCTTCTTTATTTTTCAACTCAAGAATTGCCTTACTCACTTCATAGGAGCGCAAAATTCCAGCACAACCGCGAGGGGTGCCAGCCTTACCACCAAGATGGATGCCCAACAACAAGGGTTTCCTCTTAGAAACAAGGACAGCTCCACACATTCCACTAAAAGTATTCATGGTCAAAGATTCATAAAAGAGTCCAACAAAATCAGCAACACCATTGCTAGTGGGCTTACAAGTAGCAAGTCCATCAGCTTCAAGTAAATTTCCATCTTTATCTCTCCAACGCAACGCAAACTCAATGGTTTGAATGTCTTCAATAGGGAGATACTTTCTCAAATCCTTGAAAGAGCCACCAGTAGGTGAATAACAAATGCGCAAATCAGAATTTGGCAATTTAACACTTTGACTAATTGAAAGTCTAGTTGCAAATTTACCTCCTGAAGTATCAGGATTCTTTTTACGAAATGTAATATCAATAGTAGGTTCTTCAAAGTAATGATCAGGCACAACAACAACATTTGATGTTAAGAAAATTCCATTGACTCGCAAAATTTTGGAGTCGAGATGAACAGAACCATAAACAAGATTTTTCTCAACAAGGTTAAGTAATTGGTCGGAAGTTGTGTTGGCAGCATCGCCAGCTACAGGTAACTCTCTGAGTGATACACCTGTC